CTAATGAAACAAACTTTTGAGACGGTTACCCTGATTTATGTATACCTTTTCTATAAATATATAAATTAAATCATATATTTGTGCTTTCATTCAACTCATCCTCTTATTAAATTATGAAAGAAAACAAATACGACAATAGCGATTTCTTCAGTCAATATTCTCAAATGTCCCGCTCGGTGGAAGGCTTGAAAGGAGCCGGAGAATGGCATGTATTGCAGAAAATGCTCCCCGATTTTGCAGGGAAAAGAGTTTTAGACTTAGGCTGCGGATTCGGTTGGCATTGTGTCTATGCGATAGAACACGGAGCAACACACGTTACCGGAATTGATATTTCGGAGAAAATGCTCGAAGAAGCCCAGAAAAGGAATCCTTCTCCACTCATTGAATACCAATGCATGGCTATCGAAGACTTTGATTTCCAGCCGGATACTTATGATATTGTCATCAGTTCGCTAACCTTCCATTATCTCGAATCTTTTACGGATATATGCAGGAAAATCAATAACTGCCTAACTCCGGGAGGCGCCTTCGTCTTCTCCGTAGAACATCCGGTATTTACAGCCTATGGCAATCAGGAATGGCATTACGACCAAGACGGGAAGCCTATCCATTGGCCGGTAGATCGCTATTTTACGGAAGGCAAGCGCACAGCAATCTTTCTGGGCGAAGAGGTTGTCAAATACCACAAAACGCTGACTACGTATATAAACGGACTCCTTCAAACCGGATTTGAGATATGCGAACTTATAGAGCCACAACCGGACGAAAGATTGCTGGATACCATCCCGGGCATGAAAGATGAATTACGGCGTCCGATGATGCTTTTGATCTCTGCCAAGAAAAAAAGTAAAGACGCAAAGCTATGAGATTCAAGGCATTGAAAAATAATAGATAAAAAACATTCGTTTAGCTATTGTTAATTAAAAAATACTCCCTATCTTTGCACCGCTTTTGAAAAGAACAACCCTTCAAAAAAGTAGCGGGGTGTAGCGCAGTCCGGTTAGCGCACCTGCTTTGGGAGCAGGGGGTCGTGGGTTCGAATCCCGCTACCCCGACGAAAAATTCAAGTCAAGAAAAATTAAATGGTGTTGAGCTGATACAGTTTGTATCGGCTTTTTTTGTTTGTGCAAAATAGACCCAATTATACCCTATTTTGGGGCAAATAAAAGGGATAATTCTTTGAACTATCTTTGAACAAGTTTTTCTATTTGCACCTATTTAGTGGAAAATAAAGCAATTTCCCGCCAATTTACCCCGATTCAAGCTGTTTAATGCAATTTTAAACATTTAAAAAACATTAAAACAGTATGGCAACATTTAAAGCAATCGTTTTCCAAACAGGAAGACATATAAAACAAGATGGAACATCAAATATAAAAATCAGAATCTATCATAATAGAGAATCCCAGTATATAGCAACCAGCTACTATATCCGCCCAGAAAACATGGACGACTCCGGCCGGATCCTACCCAACGTACCTAACAGTGAAATGATAGAGTACGAAATAAATGCGTATATCCAAAAGATCAGGAGAGAGTATTTGAAGCTAGGACAAGAAAGAACCCAATTTATGTCATGTAAGGACTTAAAAGAAGAAATAGAAAAATCATTAGTTCCTGATGCCGAGTTTATAGATTTTGTAGAGTTTACTCAAAATATAGTAATTCAAACGGAAAAGAGAAAAACTGCCGAATGGTACAGATCTTCTATCGATACCCTATGTTGGTACATGAAAAGAAAAAAGATAGATATAAAACTTATCACTTCATTCATGCTGAATAAGATGATCAAAGACTTATATCACTCCGGACCTGCCGGCACACCTTTAGAACCAGGCACGGTAAGCCATTATCTTAGGGGAATAAGAGCATTGTATAACAAGGCAAAACTCTATTATAATAACGAAGACTTTGATATTATAAGGATTCCTGGCGACCCATTCAAGAAAGTTGAAATCCCGGAGTATCGGAGAAAACGAAAGAATATAGATACCAACACCTTATTAAAAATCCGAGATTTTCAGTCTGATAAGAAATGTACTAATATGGCTCGTGATGTTTTTATGATGATGTTCTATATGATGGGAATCAATATCAATGATTTATATAGCATGTCATGTGAACGTCGTGGAAGGCTGGAATACACACGTTCCAAAACAAAAACGCGGAACAATCATGAGCAAATACCGCTTTCGATAAAAATAGAACCGGAACTCCGCATCCTCCTTGATAAATACACAGAGGGTTATTTCCTCTCCTACTTTCATACCAACTATTGTAACTTGAATAATTTTATGCGGGCAGTCAATAATGGGCTGAAAGACATTTGCATGAATTTAGAACTCGATTTCAAGATCACCACGAACTGGGCGCGTCACAGCTGGGCCAGCTTGGCACGCAACAAGGCTGGAGTTCCTAAAGCTGATATTGATTTCTGCCTTGGTCATGTGAATAACGATTATAAAATGGCCGATATCTACATTGATATAGATTATAGTATTTGTGATAAAGCAAATCGTGCTGTTTTGGACTTATTGCAAAAAAAAGAAGAAAAAAAGACCTGAAACGTTTGCAAAAACAAAAACTCTCTATATATTTGCAACCAAAATGGTGTTGAGCTGGATAAAACAATGATTTTATCCGGCTTTTATTGCATATATATGCTTCAATTGTTCATATTACTGAAACTCATCTCATTTTTACGCTATGCGCCACAAAACAATGACGCATGGAAATTACAGTTTCAAAAACAGCTTTATTAGATAAGCTTAAATCAATCGGGCGAATCATACAGCCCAAAAATTCAATACCGGCCTATGACAACTTTTTGTTTGTCGTCGATGAATTTGGTATCATCCTAGTTACAGCAGGAGAAGAAGGCGGGCGTATCTCTACCAATATTGACGGTAAAACAGACTTTACTGTTCGTTCTTTTATGGCTAATGCCAAAACATTACTTGATGGATTAAAAGAAATCCCGGAGCAGCCATTAACTATTCATCTCTACGAAAAAGAATTGGTAGTCAAATATGCTAATGGAAAGTTTTCTATACCTGTTGAAAAAGGAGATCAATACCCGACAATGAGTACAGATAATACTGCTACCCCATTACTTGTATCAGGAAATGACTTACTATATGGAATAAGGCAAGTATTGTTTTGCAGTGCCAATGACGAATTACGTCCGGTACTGAATGGAGTCTATTTTGATATAGATTTAGATACTATCTCATTTGTTGCAACAGACGGCACCCGACTTGCGATGATTGAGAATCCTTCCGCTTATACGCGCAAGGAACGGGCAGCCTTCATCCTGCCAAGTAAATTTGCCAAAGTCCTTTCTAATATTGTTCCGGAAGATTGCATGGAAGTAGAAATATCAGTAAATCAGACTAATATTTTATTTGAGTTTGATTCATACCGTTTAACCTGCCGCATGATTGAAGGCCGGTTCCCTAATTATCGTGCTGTTATCCCTCAAAAGCAACCCAACCGTGCAGTATTGAAAAGAACCGATATTGTATCAGCCTTAAAACGCGTATCTGTTTTCTGTGATGAAAACTCTTCTCTGGTGATACTCAAGTTTTGTCCTGGTTCCCTTAAAATTACAGCCCATAATTTAGACTTCTGTAAATCAGCTGAAGAAACTGTTGCTCTACGAACTGGTTGTGATATTGAAATTGGCTTTAAGAGTAGCTTTTTAATCGAAATGATAAACAATATTCCCTCCGAGGATATTGCTATTACTATGAGTGACCCGTCGAAAGCCTCAATTCTTACTCGCTGCGATGAAGAAGTTCGTAGCTTGACTTATCTATTAATGCCTTTATCAATTAATTATTAATGCTATGGGAAAAGAATATCAATCACCTAAACAGGTTATTCAATCATATTTAGAAGAGCGAGCAAAGCGTGACCCTCTCTTTGCTACCTCCTATGCAAAGCCAAATAAGAAAATAGATGAATGCTACGACTATATCATAAGTCAGGCAAAAAAACGCGGTGGTAGCGTTGTATGTATGTCTGATGATGAAGTATTCGGATTAGCAGTTCATTACTACGATGAAGATGATATCAAAGTTAGTAAGCAAAACAATTATAAGGTATCAGCTGGAAATGTGAAAAAAGAAGCATCTACAGAACAACCAGAAATTAAAAAGTCTGCTTCTGCCCCTAATAAGCGTAAAGGGATGAAAAAGCAAATACCTTCCGGACAATTTTTATTATTTGAAGACTTATGAAGCCAAGAACGAAATTACAGCTTAGAGTAGCAGGTTTAAGTAGCCAGCTGCCTAATATTGAGAGTTTGATGATTGACTGGGCTAAGAATGAGTGTTTGAAACATATAGGATATGCAACCAAGTCACGTATTATCTGTATGGAGTGCGGCCAACGCTTCGCTCCGGAACTTGTAAAACGTAAACGTGCTGTTTGTCCTCATTGTGATACGTCTTTGAAAATAGAACAGTCGAGGAAGCGTATCAATAAACAGACAATGTTTATTGGCAAGGCAGAAATTTGTGAGGAATTCCAAGTTATCCGAAGTTTTGAATTGATTGCTTATTACCGGGCAGAAACAAAGCCTCGTTATTATATTCGTGAGATACTACAACATTGGATAAAAGACGACGGTAACCGGGAAGTAGTAGCTCGAGCCAATAATATGGGCTTCAATGGCTGGTGCGGAGAACTGGAGATACGGAATAAAGTTGTTGGATCGTATTATTACAATCATAACAATGATATTTACTGCGAACGCTATCATCCGGCCTCCGTCTTTAGACCTAAATATATTCAAATGGGTATAGATTGTAAATTACGCGGTATGTCATTTCTTACTGCCGCCAATACAATTCCCCATTCTCCCAAGGCTGAAACACTTCTAAAGGCAAGACGTTATGAATTAATAGATTATTTCGAGGGACACCGCTATAAAATTGATAAGTATTGGCCATCTATAAAAATTTGTCTTCGTAATAAATATCAGATTAAAGATGCTCCAATGTGGTTTGATTATTTGGAACTACTAGATCGCTATCACAAGGATCTTCATAATGCTTTTTATGTTTGCCCTAAGAACTTGCGTAAAGCTCACGACTACTATGTAGCCAAGCGTAAGAAAGAACAGGAAAAAGCTGAAAAAGAACGACGGGAACAAGAGATGCTAAAGCAAAAAGAAGCTATTAATAAATTCCTCGAGCGAATAAGTAAGTTTCAAGATTTGGTTATCACTGATAATCAATTGACTATTATACCTCTAAAATCTATCGAAGATTTTAAGGAAGAGGGAGATAAAATGCATCATTGTGTATTTACTAATGAATACTGGAAACGTGAGAACAGCCTGATTTTGTCAGCTCGTATTGAAGATAAACGCATTGAAACGGTTGAAGTCAATCTAAAAACATTACGTGTCGTTCAATCTCAAGGCGTCCTTAATCATGATACCAAATATCATGACCGTATTATTGGGCTCGTAACAAAGAATATGAACTTAATACGTCAAAAGCTGACGGCATAAAAAAGATCTAAATATGGCAAGACCATTAAAACAGGGACTGGATTATTTTCCTTTAGATACAGATTTCTTATCTGATAGGAAAGTACGCAAGATAATAAATGCTTGTGGCCCAAATTCCGTCACTATACTAATTTGCCTGCTATGTAATATCTACAAGGATAAAGGGTATTACATCGTGTGGGACAAAGAAATGCCTTTTGATATTGCTGATATAGTCGGGGTATCCGAGGGCGCTGTAAGTGAAGTCGTGAAGAAGGCCCTACAAGTGGAATTATTCGATAACACCCTGTATAGAAAGTTCCATATTTTATCTTCCCGTGGTATTCAAAATAGATTTAAAAGCTGCACTTCAAAAAGGAAAGATGTTGAAATTATCCCTGATTTTTGGATTAATGACGCCAATAACTCGATTAATGACGTCAATAACTCAATAAATGTAGGTGATAATGAACAAAGTAAAGTAAATAAAAGAAAATCTTCTCCCCCACATATACGCGTGGGAGAACTTTTTCCGGCGGATAGCTTCTTCGATAAGTCCTTAGATGATTGCTATGCTGAACTTAAATCAAATCAATCATGGGCGGAAACAGTAACGATGAATACTCGTTCTTCCGGCTACAATGACTTTACACTAGAAGCTTTTTACGAGTATTTGAAGCAGTTTTTCATGGAGCAACAGAATAAAGGCGAAACAGCGAAGTCTCCCAAAGATGCTATGTCCCATTTTGCTAGTTGGTTGAAAATTGAGCTTAAAAACAAGAAAGATGAACGGAGAACTAATAAAAACAGAACTGCAGGTAGTGCTAAGTCCGTCACAGATTGTCCAGAAGACAGCAATCAGAAAGGAACTAACACCGATACAGCAGGCCTTACAAGCTGGATCGACAGCCTCTCAATTGGTCGCTGAATGGAGCGGTACAATCGCACAACTAAACTGTAATGTCTCATTGTCAGATGTGGCTAATGCAGAGAATATACCCACTTTGGCAGACGTAAACAGGAGCTTTAGCAACTCAACATCAGTAGAGATCATTACCGAGCATTTGAAATCTGTACTGAGATATGCCGGTGTTGAGTTGACTAATGCCCAGCTGGCAGAAACAGCCCTGTCGATACTATCTAGCTACTGGTACCTGAATTTAGCCGAGTTATGTATTTTCTTCTCCCAGCTAAAGAACGGCAGCCGCGGACAATTCGTCTGGGGATCGAAGATCAATAATCAAGCGATTATGGTAGCACTTGTCGAATTTTGCAAAGACAGGCGACGCGAAATTGAGCATAGAGAAAATGAACTTGTACGAAAAAAGGCTGAAACTGGCTATGCCCGTAATGAGAACTTGATTAAAGATATCGTAACGGGAGTTCAAAATACCAGAAGAGAACGTGAAAAAGCAAAACAGGACTTCAAAACCTTCTGTGAGCTATTTCCATATCTGCCTGATAAGTATGAGCCCATGGTACTTTGGAAAGCATGGGGAGGCAATAAAGAGGCTCTACGTAAGATTTACGGTGAAAGTATTCCTCCTCCAGATGTAGCCGAAATGGATATCGGGATGTATTTGTGTAATTATAACATTGCTAAAACTAAAGAAAATGAGAGTTAAAGTATTGACAGTAAAACAGCCGTGGGCCTCATTGATCGTTCACGGTATCAAAGATATTGAGAACCGGAGTTGGCAAACAAATTTTCGTGGACGTGTACTTATACATTCAAGTGCAAAGGGAGATATTGCTAAGTTTGGTTGCTTACAGCCAAGCCAAAGATTAAAGGTGCTCAATACACCTATGAGCCGTATAGGTTTCTACGATCTTCCTTTTGGCTCCATCATCGGTAGTGTAGAGATTGTAGACTGTGTGCAAAATCATCCCTCAATATGGGCGGATAAAGGTGCTTCTAACTGGGTACTCACTAATCCCGTTCTCTTTGAAAAGCCAATTGAAAATGTAAGAGGGAAATTAGGATTATGGAACTATGACTGGGAGGAAACAATATGAAATACAAAGTTACAAGAGTTGAGTTAATAGATAGCATTTTAAACAAGTCCGTAGTTAACAGAGTACAAGATTTAACGGATGATATCGAAGTATATCGAAAGGAATTAAAAGAGGCACATAGATGTAAACGTGTGCTTTTGGTGTACGAAGAACTGCAAAAATAAAAGCGGCTGGCGTAATTTCGCCAACCACTCTCATAAGCACAAAGCTTATAGCTATTAGGAACAGCAAATATATAAAATCTTTGTACTTATGGCAAGTGAAGCAGTAAATAATTACATAACTAAACGCTACGAACGCTGGCTTGATTACTCCTTGTATCATTGTGGGCTTGCAGGTATTCCTGATGAAGCGACAGATGTCTTAAATGAGGTAATTTGTTCGCTCCTTCAAAAGAAAAACAGATTACTGGACAAACTACTTGAAACAAAAAAAAATGGCTATACAGAGCTTGATTTCTTTGTTTTGAAGATGATAAAGCTAAACGCATCCTCTCCTACTTCACAGTATAGGAGTAGATACAAGCCCCTGCCTGTGGACGATAATGTAGATTATTCAAGGCTGGATATTGAAGATATCCCGGATGAATCAGAAGATAGAAATACTGAAATACTAAATAAACTGCATTTAGTAAGAGATACGTTTGAAAGCCTTAATTTAGGTCCGGTAGCAGCTCGTGTTTTTGAGTTTCATTTCTTCCAGGACGGTAATTTTTCCGACTGGGAAGGTCCGGAGACATTGAAGCAGCTATATGAGATATACAACGGAGTGCAAGAACTTATTAGAAAGAAAATTAATGGAGAAAGTATATTTTAA